TGCTACGTCAGTTCCTCCAGCTACATAACCCCCGCTGGCTGCAATGTTCGTTGCGTCGGTTACGTCAGCCAATGCTTCAATGCCGTCGAGCTTGGTTTCGTCTGCCGTAGTGAATGATGCTGTGGTTGCGTCTAGGACTGCACTATGTGCTTGAACATCTACCCCAACCTCAAGGTCCAGATTTTGGCTTGCAATAAGTTTATTGCCGATATCGCTTAGGTTTGTAGATTTGCGAAGGAATAACTCAGATACTACGGGTACTTGCTCGCTGGTGCTTCCGTCGGCTTGATAGTTTTCAATTAGATCCCACAGCTCGATGCTTGCTGTTCCAGTTGGGATAATAACAGACTCAGGCTTTGAGCCGTCCACCGTAATCTCGAGGACGCTTGTCTTGCCGCTGTCGCCGTTGTTCCATACGTCAATCGAGAAGTCGCCGTTAGCATCCGTCTGAACCGAGTCTACGCTTTGTGCTACTGTTGCCGTTGCCCCAGAGTCTGTGCCGAGCTGAACTAGGCGGAAGGTGATCCACTTGTTTGCGAGGGCTGTGTTGTTTACCCCGTTAATTGTCCCTGTAATTGTAGTAGTAGCCATGATTAAGTTTGTAAATATGTTTTAGCAGCTAGAACCGCTGCCTTGTGATACTCTGGTGAATCGTCTATTTCCGCGTGGTCGTAGTCATATGTTCGCTCTCGGCAAATTGATTTGCCGCCAACCAGCTTGTCGCCGTCTAAATGATCTCCTCGCTGGGACACCCATCCCACTACTTTAACATTCTTGTCAAGTTTGATCTTTCTGTCGAACAATGCCCACCATCTGCCGAAAATTGTTGGACTATGATAGACGGGATCGCAAGCAACCACGCTCACGTCGCACTCAAGGCGTTTCGATAGCTGGGGCATACCATACCCGCCTCCCCAACTGTAACAGCATATAAGGACTTCTGTGGGCTTCAGGCTGTTAATGTACTTAGCGTACTTCTTCCAATCCGAATTCCATTCCTTCAACTGAACCATGGCGTGTTCGCCCTCGCAGATATCATCAAGTAACCGAAGCTCGCGCCACAATTGCTTGGAACCAGTGTTTTGGTGGTTCTTTTGGGTGAAACCGCTGATGACTACGATAATTTTCATTATGGGAGTAGGGGGACGTCTAGGTCTGCGTCAACCGACTTTTCGATGGCATTGCCAGCACCAGAGGGTGAATAAAGATATACGTCGCCCTTGTAGGCGCAACCAGATAGGATTAGTGTTGATGCGAGTATTAGCTTTTTCATTGGTTTGTATTTCTGTGGACTATGTCTAAGACTTTGTTTGAGAGTTCTTCGATGCCGTTCTGCTTTCCCTTCAGCTCGCCGAGGTCAGAGGACATTTTGGCGTAATCCTTGTGGAGCGACATTACCGTCCTAAACAGGAAGGCAATCGCCGTGGTCATTGCTGCTGCCGCACCTACTATCAGGTTAATGAATGTTGCTGGGTCCATAGCACTACAGACTAGCCATGCTGACGATAAGTACGTAACTGATGCCGATAAAGTATGAAGCAACCAGCAACCTGTTGATGATCATGACATTCTTTAGGGACGACATTTCAGCCGCCTTGATGTGGCAAAACGCAGCAAATATGCCGAGACCCTGCCTGAAAAACACGTTAAAATATACACCGAAATCGGTCAACTGACTGAATATCGCCGCCTCACCCATGAAGGAAGCTGTCCACGGAAGGAACCAGTATGAGTTATCTATTGCGGACCCAAGGAATCCACCCACGACACCGAGGATGAACCATTGGTGAGCGTCTCGACTGTCTTCCTTGAGTGCGGCGCGTGCAGCGGGGAGCCACAGATACACCACTGCTACCGCCAGAAGAACTGTCGGTATTGTCATTATGAGGGAGAGCGTCTCCGCTATGTGGTGTATTCCTAAATCCATTGTGTTTTAATATGCTGTGTATGACGAAAGGTCGCCAACTGTGACGGTGTGTCCAGTTATGTCGCCCTGAAGCTAAGTTCCGAGGTCAGCCATAACTCCAGATACCCTAAAGCTTGCGTTTGTAGCATCTGCATTGTTTTCAACTTCGATATAAATATAGGTGTGATTGTTTGCGGTGTTTCCAGTTGGCCCACCCGTTGTGGTTCCGACGGAAACCCCAGCATTAAAAATCTCTAAATTGCCAGCGCCATCTGATTCCACAATTATATCAACGATACTAGAGGAATTAGTAATTATTTCACCCGTATTGTATTCGGTGGGAGTTGTTCCATTGTGACCAACTAGCCATAGGGTTTGATGCCGAAGCTCAAAGCCAATGCCCGCACTAGCAAGCGCACCAACACCCTCGGAGCTGTCTTTGCCGAGCAGGCATCTAAAAACTGTACTTGCGGAAGATGCAGCATTAAGAATTCTAGCGGAAAGTCTAACCTGTTTGCTAAAAGCAATAAACTGTTTCCACCTTTGTCCATCAGTGCTTACCTTCCCCCAAGCCTCGTTTCCAGCAGTAACGTTTGTTGCTATGGACAAATAGCCCGCTGTGGCGGTTGCTGTCGAAATAGCCCCAGTTCCAGTTGATGCCATCGTCCATCTATCAAAGTCGCTTGCGATGAAGTAGCGATTACTTGCAAGCGCAAAAAAGAAGTTGTCAGAGGTAATGGCATCTGGACTTCCAGTGGTTGCGATTGCCGTCTTGGATGCTAATTTGGAGATGCCAGCTTCGGTTTCACTTGCCAATGCATCATCATAACTTTCGATAACACGAACGCCAGACCGAGGCGCTCCAATGAGTTTAAATACCTCCTCCGCTATTCGCACCTGTCCAGCAGCATTAAAGTGCAAATCATCCGTCCTCATTGTAAAGTCAGATCCAGCAGTATCTACCAACATTACATTTTCATCGGCAGCCGCCACCGCTACCTGCTCTGCTATCACATCGTCATTGTAGGGGTAATTTGGGTTTAGTGCTTTAATTTGAACAATAACAACTGGCAGCTTTTCCGCTGACACGTGGGTTCTAAAGTCAGCAATCAACGCTTCAAGGTATTCCGAGTAGTAACTAGCTACGCCATTTCCAGAAAGGTCGCTTCCTGCATCGTTTTCGCCCTGAAGCCAAACAAGACCATTGATATTAATCCTGCGATACCCAGCGGCAACGAGTGCGGCAATTGAGTTTGTTGCTGCGTTTTTTAAATTTGTATAATACGGACCAACGGTTGCCGTAGGTTTCCAGTCGGTATACAAATTGGTGCTACTAAATCCCATATTTAGAAACGCAACATTTCTTCCACGCTCGGCGGCGTGATAAGCAAACGGAGGAACCATACTTGTCGCTGTCGCGTCGGCTGAACCATTTTCCGAGTGATTCGTTCCAATTTGCAGTGTCTCAAATGCACTGCCAGTCCAGATTAAATGATCTGGTGTGGCCAACTTATATTTGGCATCTAGGTTTGCGTAAACAGCCGCGCCAGCCGCATTGCTTTGACCAGCTAAAATAAAGAGATCAATTTCGTCTTCAACCTGCGGAAGCGAATTGTTGATCGAAACATCGTAGTTATTGTTTGGGTCGGTGCCACCACCACCGCCACTGATGTTTGTAATCAAGCTACCGTCCAGAGCAGGATATTTCCCGTCGGCTGTAGCTACAATGGCATTGTTTGGCTGGTTGCCCTTTGATGCCCATACTGATTCGATTGGAGTGGTGTTTTGTGGCATATTAAATTTCCTCTAGCGCTGGTAGTAGTGCTAGGAATGCATCTTTGTCTATGACTTCACACTCCTCCAGTTTAGCTTGATCAAGCATCCCCCACAGTTCGCTGTAGACGCCACCTGCGGTAACTTCTGTGTAAATGTCACAGCAAGCACCGTAGCTTCCGTCAATTAATAGCACTGGGCTGATGCGGTTGCTAGTAGTCAAGGTGTCCTGCTTGGCAATCATTGAGTCCCGCAGTTCTGCTGAAATCAGAAGATAGTTTTGGCTGAGTTCTTCAGTCGTAGGGCTAGTAGCTAGGTATTCTGATGGGGTCATAATTAAACTGCTGCGATTTCAGAAAGTAATGTTTCCTGCAAGCCCTCCAAGGTAGCAAGGTTAAGTGCTGGGCCTGCGCAATAGGTTGCTAGGCGTGCTGTTGTTGGAGCAACTCCAGCTCCTACTGCGTATAAAGATAACCCACCAGTGTTTGGAATGCCTGATGTTCTAGTAAATGTTTCATCGCCCTGATTGGTTCTTGCAATATATTCAGTTGAAGCAGAGCGAGAAAGACCAACAAGGCTTGGAGTAGATGTTATTTTTAATGACGGATCCAAGGGAGCGGTCGAATAAAAGCTGGTCCCAGTAGGTGTTAAAGCAAGAGCAATTGTACGAGTAAAGTTAGTACCGTAGAGTCCGCCCAGGAATCCAGCTGTTGCAGCTGACGATGCGTAAACGGAGAATGAATGATCGTCCTGCGATAGATCCGTTCCAGTAATTCCCGTTGCTAGATATTTAGTCGAGCCATCACTAAGCAGACCAGTTAATGGATCCAAGTCACCCGCAACAAAGTTGTTGTTGGTCAGTGCAGTCATTGTGGACTTTAACGGAACAGTTACACCCTGTATGCCTACGCCCACAAAGGATGCAGCAGATTCCAGATCATCCCAATATGCACCACCGAGTGCTACTAGACTATCAATGTAGTTAGCTAGTGCCTGTTTGTAAGGTGTGTATGTCGTATCACCCGCAGTGTCCAGGCGGTCAAAGTAGTCCTGTGCTTCTGCCGAGAAAGCAGAGCTTGTATATACTTGATTTGCACCAAGGTATGCTAGGCTGACCTCAGTCGCACCAAGATATACTCTAGTCGCTAATGCACTGCCGAGTGATAAAGCCATACTTTAAGTAATGATGTAGAATGTAGTAGCGACTGGTGTGCCAGCATCATACTCAGCTTGAGTAAGACTGACAACGTTGAGAACCTGATCACTTCCAGTAGGTTCGCCAGATACTGCACTATCAATTGTATTTACTTCTGCACCCGCTGCAATGCCGTCCAGCTTAGTCTTGTCGCCATCGACAAAAGGACCTTCTACTGGTGGTTGCTGTGCTGAGTCAGCTAGTGCGCCCTGTGCCGCCGTAGCGTAGTCCGTCGCTGCTGTTGTGGCCGCTGTGCCTAGCCCCAGGTTGGTCCGTGCTGCTGCGCTAGAGGCACTCAGTAGTAGAGTGTCTATATCCGTTGATACTGTAAAGTCTGCCATAATGTTTTAGGTTAAGATCCAAGTGGTCGTTTATATAGTGATGTGCCGTCAGGCCTGCGGAACAAGGATAGTCCATCAGGTCGTAGGTAATTAAATACACCAGCTGGAAGCGGCTCCGCTAGTACACTTTTGCCTAGACTGTTCTTTAGGCTTAGGTGCATACTAGTACTTGTGCGCTGCTACGATACCTGATGTAACTGTTACGTCGCTGAATGATCCGTAGATAACTGTTCCAGCGGCAAAGGTTGGTCCAACTAGCTTAGCTGTACCGTCAATGCTGGTTGCAGTCAAAGCACCGAACACAGTGTCATTTAAGATTTGCAACGCTCCATAGCGTTTACCAGTTACTGCATTAGCAGCTTCAAGGATTTCTGATCCAGCGGACGAAAATTCCAGTGCGTTATTTTTTGAGTTAGCCATAATTTTATTATATCACAGGGGTGTTATCGTGCTTGACGATTTACGTAAGTTGAAAATTTCTTATTAATTGTGTTGTTGTTAGAACGTAGGTCGATCTTCTCCAGCTCAAGTGCTAGAAAGGTTTGAGCAGCTTGCTCCTCTGCGAGTGCTTCCTCTTGCTTGTTCTGCACCCGAAGAAAGTCAGCATAAACTGCGTGGCTAATAAAGTTAAAGAACTCCGCAGGAACCTCTACTGTAGAAGTATAATAATCAACGGTTACATCAAATGGAGTAAACTCACTCTTGTAAGTTACCCAAGCGGTGTTGTCCGTAGTTGATTCTACGTTCAGGATGTGCGCTCCAGCAAATGATACGTAGAACTCGTACTCACGTGCTGATCGGTTCAGTAGCGGTTGAGTGTTGTGGATACGGACGAACTCACCAATGCTTGATAAATTGTTAACTTTCGGAGCTGGCTCTTCACCATTGCAATTTACTGGACATACAACCCATCCTGATTCTGGTGGGTTGCTTAGTACTTGTGGTACTGAGGCAGTGTAAATTACATTTGTCGGTGGGTTTGTATCAATTGCGTCCGAAGTAATATACCAAAGATTTAATGTGTCGCTCCATAGATTATATAAAGCAGTAGTTCCATCCGTATCGTACAACGTGAATGCAGGGTTACCGTCTATACTGTTCCCATTTCTTACATATAGTCCATTGACTGCGGCGG